CACTCATAGAATTTTTATTAAAACCACCTTATTCCTTCTGCCTTGTGTTTGACCTATAATTTTAAAATCTACATTATGCTTGTCAACAAACTCTCTAAATGCAACTGATTCACAACCAGAGTAAATTATTGATTTTATATTTTTATTCACTCTTTGTTTGATCGGGATTCTTCTTGCGTGAACGAATTCGTCAAACATCAAATATGGCTTATTTTTCTTTATTATGCCTGCAATATTTTCTAATACAAATGCGGTACTGCTATATATGTCGCAATCGATATGAATAAGGCTTATTTTAGAAGATTCAACTTCAGTTAAATTTTTTTTAAAAGGCTCCACCGTCTCATCAAACCATCCATCTTTGATAATAACGTTATCATTAAAAAAAATTTTATCTCTTGTGCTGTAAGTATTAAATATTCCAGCCCTTCCTTTCAACTTGCCATTTGGCAGTATCCAGTTTTCTGGAAGCCCTTTAAATTTATCAAACCCATAAAATAAACAGTCCTGCCTGAATTTTGACATGAAATTAATAGACATGCCTCTAAAAACACCAAATTCCAGAATTATTGATTCTTTTGGCAAAAGCTCTAACGCATGAAGCCAAACGTTCATCCTGCTTTTATTTTTTTTAACCATTGATAAAAGCGGGTATCCATTAATCGATTCCATTTCTTTTATATAGTCAAAATAAATTTTATATGGCGCAAAATTTTCTTCATCTTGTCCAAGCATTCTAAAAACTCTGCTTTCTAAAACTTTTTGATTAATTTCTTGGTCAGTCATAATTATTTATATTTTTCTTCTAATATTGAATAAAAAATACCAATCGCCTCAAGCATTCCCTCTTCTACTGGCTTTTCGTGTTTTATAAATGGCTGCATATCTTTTATCTTATTTTTCCACATAATAATGTTATCAAATTTAAAAGAGCTTTCTGCCATATAAAATTGATTAGTCTTATTGCAGAGCAAAAGGTCATGACCATAAAAACCTAAACTAAAAAGCTTGCCTACATTAAAACAAAAATCTTTTAATTTATTTAGATTTGGAAGTATTTTTGTTTCGTAGTAAAAGTTTTGTAATTCGTAATCTTTCGGAGTGTCGCCAGCGTGGACATTCGGATTAAGATCTTTAGCGTTTCTAAATCTTAAAAATATATCAGTTATTTCGCCCTCAATGCACATTGCTCTTGGACAAGCGTAATAAACATCTCCTTTATAATCAAAACTTGTATCTATAAATTCTGTGTTATAGTCTGCGCTTTTTATGTTCTTGCCCCCATCTAATAAAAATGTTTTTGCATGAGATCCACATCTTGCATTTGAAAATACTTTACCATTATAATCAAAATTATCTATGAGCCTAGGGCACGCAATACCATTTTGAGTTAAAAATAAATTTGTTTTCATTTTATCCCCCAGAATTGACCCAAGACTTGACCCATGACACACAAAACAATTGCTATATTCCTTGCAGGCGTGCTCTACATCCACAGCCAGATCAATTTTAAAAGTTCTTTTTAAGTCGGCGTCCTCACAGTATATAGGAAAAATAAAAATCTTTGAAAATACGCAGGCATATTTTTTTATCAATACTTTAAATTCTTCGACAGTCTTTACCTTCTTGGCCTCAAAGTTCTGCGATTTTGTAGAAGAAATTATATCAAGAAATTTTTTTGAAATCTTTCCAGATCCATGACCAACAAAGATGACTAAATTCATACTAATAAATTGGATACCTCATATAAATTTCTTTAATTTTATCCCAAACATCATCTTTCTTCACTTGTCTTGTAAACCACCAGTTGCACCATTTGTTTCTGTTTTGTTCATTTACTGTAACGGCGTCATCAAGAATCGAATCCCAAGACTTTGGCTCTATAAATACCTCTAGTCCAGAAAACCAGCTTCTGCCAGTAGCTATAACTGGAGCATTTGCTAGAACAAGTTCATTGCTTACACTGCTGCAATTTATGATGTGATATTTTGCATGAGCGATCAATTTTATATTGATCTCTTTTTCAAATTTTGCATTTGGATTTTTTTTAAGCTGAGATTGCTTGTGTGCAAAAACTGGTGCAGTTTTTACCTGATTCACTGAAAATCTAGACCACGAATCCATAGCTGGGCCACCTTTGACTACAGGCGTTAGTCCAGCTTTAATAACTGCATCGCACATTTTATTAACCCAGTCAGTTACTTCCGTTTTTCTGTCAAGCCCCTCCCTAAGCTCTGGTCTTATCAAATCCATAGAGTATTGTGGCCATATAACAACATACTCTCCAGATTTTAAGTCGTTAACTGGCTTAGAGTTCTTTTCGTTTTCTAGCTTTTTTAGAAAATCATCCCTGTACTCCTGTATATATTCTGGAGCTAATCCCCAGTCCATATTTCCAGAAATATTTGGCCAATCAAAGAAAATAGATCCGGTGTTGACTGATCCATATGTATCTACCATATAGCTTTCATAATGGTCAAAATATCCGAAATCATACATTAGCGTCTTTATTCCTATGCTATTGCACTTATACACGAACTCTTTCCAATCCTTTTGACTTCCCCATAAAAATCCGTGCTCGTCTCTTTGAATTACTACGTTTATATCTATTTCTTTTTTTAATATCTTTTCAAATAAAAGCTCCAAATTCATATGCTCCCAAAAGGAGTCTAAAGTAGATACCATATGAGCCTTGATGTCTGGCTGTTTTCTAGCATCGAGAACTACCTGTCTAGTTTTTAATTCGTAAAGCTCTCTTGCATTCCAGAATAGTGCTTTTATTTTCATAAATTAACCGCTAGCGCTTGGACTACCACTTCCGCTTTCGCTGGTACTGCTACTGCTGCTAGGACTACTACTTTCGCTAGAGCTAGAGCTAGAACTTGAGCTAGAACTTGAGCTTGAGCTTGAGCTACTACTAGAACTAGAGCTTGGACTGTCACTTGGGCTGCTACTCGGACTATTGCTTGCGCTTGGACTTGCGCTCGGGCTATTGCTATAGCTATAGCTCGGACTTGCGCTTGGGCTTGCGCTCAAGCTTGGGCTTGGACTTGGACTTGCGCTCGGGCTTGGGCTCGGGCTTGGACTTGGGCTTGGACTTGGGCTTGGACTTGGGCTCGGGCTTGGAGCAGCTGTTGTGGTAGTTGTAGTAGTTGTGGTGGTTGTAGTAGTTGGCTCCTCGGTAGTGGTAGTTGTAGTAGTTGTAGTGGTTGTCGTAGTAGTTGTGGTTGTAGTTGTGGTTGTAGTTACGGCTATAACATTTAAATAAACTTCTCTAGTTCCTTCTGTATTTGCCGTAATTCCAGCACCATTATCTACATAGCACGCATAGTAAGTCTCATCGCTTTCAAGAATTGTATTAAATTGAAGCTGCGCTGTTGATTGACCACTTATATGAGCCCCACTGAACGTGACATAGGTAGATCCGTTCCATTTCTTCCAGAGATAATTAACCCCAGGTCTTCCAGAAGCAGTAATTATTAATTTTACTACGTCACCAACATCGACATCAAAAGACTGTTCGTTGTACGTCAGTGCAGTTTGGGCACCATCTTCATCGACGACAACCTCACTAATACTAACATAATTGACAGTAAGTGTTGAAAGTGAACTATTTACAGTTCCCAACGAGGTCTTTGTACTAGAAACAGCGCAAAAGAAATCGCTATCGTGTTCTGATAAAGCTACATTATGGGTATATGTGTTTGAGCTTGAGCTTTGAACCAAGACATCAGTGTAGGAGCTAGGTCTAGAAGTGTAGTCTCTTCTATAGAAATCATAATTAAGAGTTCCTGCACCAGCCGCTGTTACGACATAAGATAGAGAAGCGCCCTCGTTTACCGTTGGATTAGCAACGCCATTGCCCAAGAAGCTGGAGATTGAGATGGCGGTCAGGTTTACGGTTAGAGTGCAAGTAACAGATGTGTCTGGAGTTGTGCCAGAAGCAGAAGACGATACTACACAGTAATACTGCGAACCATTACTGTCTTCATCAACAGTATCTGCAAAAGATGGATTATTTGCCCCGATTGGAGAGCCGTCTTTGTACCATTGATAGCTGAGTGTTGCTGAACCTCCAGCAACAACTGTAAATACCGCCAATACAGTTTCCTGACCACTGAGAACCGTAACTGTCTTGGTAGAAGGTAGTTCTGTAGTAATCTTTGGGTTAATATACAGAATCGCGGCATTTGAGTTTACGCTGGCGGCACTATTGCTAACTACGCAACGGTACTGGTAATCTGCTCTTGCTAATTGACAGTTAAATGTCAGCGTAGCCGATGTTATTCCGCTTATATTAGTCTCTTGTCCAGCGCTAAGATCTGACCAAGAACTCCCGCCGTTTGTTGACCTCTGCCATTTGTAAGTTAATCCTGTTGGCTTGCCTTCTGTAGCGGTTACTGAATAAGTCACCGCATCTGCGTCGTTGTAAACCGTAGACGTTGGATGAACGGTGATTGTCGGCGGATAATTTACAGTCAGGGTTGCGGAATTACTCTCTATCGAACCAGAGTCGTCAGTGACTACACATCTGTAAGAGCCTTCATCAGTTGGGTAGTCTGCATTTAAAATTTGCAGCGTTGTGGATGTTGCGCCTGCTATTTCTCCAGACGAGTTTGATAGATTATCCCAATTACTGGTGCCAGTATTATACTTTTGCCACTGATAAAGCAGAGTTCCACTACCTGTAGCTGCCACTGTGAATGTCGCTGTATTAGTTTCTAATACAGTTTGGTTAGTTGGTTGGGTTGTTATCTCTAGCGTAGTCCTTTTGCGAAAAATATTTTTTAAATCTGTGCCATTGACTTTAAATCCTGTATTAAAGGATATTCTATCGCCTTCACTTGTTGATGCGTGGAATATTGTATTTAAATCTGATGATCCAACCTTAAAATTAGTCGTCGATGCCGCTGTTCCAGCCGTTCCAAGATCCTGAAAAAGTCCGCTTAAATCGTATGATTGCCCACTAGCAGAGATATAGACTCTAAACTTTGTTTCAATGGGCATGTCATTTTATTTTATTTTTTAATCTATCAACTTCAATAGAAAGCTCTTTTACTGCCTGAATTAAAACAGCTGTTAGTCTTGAGTAGTCCAATCCAGAAATGTCGCCATTTTGGTCTTTTCCAGTCACTTGTGGCAAAATCTTTTCTACCTCTTCTGCGATTAGGCCAATATCATCCTTGCCACCCTTTCCTTTTCTTTTGAAGGACACAGGGTTAAGCTTTTGTACAGTATTTAATCCATTTTTTAATTTTTTAATCTTTGTCTTAAAACGCTTTGATGAAGAAGTCGTAAACTGTACAGCGGTAACGTCTCCAGAGCTTCCTGTTAAAATTATATTTTGAGTACCTCCATTATATACTGCTATTTCCGTAGCTACGTGCAGTTTTCCAGTATTTGAAGCGCCATTGGCGGCATCTCTACCAACTCCAATATTAGAAGCCACCTCCAAGTTTCCAGCGCCAGGAGTAAATGTTCCACCGCCACCATCATAAGAAGCCTCTCTGATTATCGCAACTGTACCATCGGTATCTATATCTAATCTTTTTACTCCGATATTAGCATTACTTACAGATCTATTTGTAAAAAATCTTATTGCGCTTATTGATCCGGTACCAGCCTGAAGTGTAACGAGTCCTTCGTTTCCAGTAGAAAGATTTCCATGCAATTCTAATTGCGCTCCATTACTGGCTCCGTTTGAGGTGCCAGCGGTTATTGTAATAATTCCAGCATTTGTGTCTCTTCGGATACCAAAGTTAGATTGGAGAATCAAACCGAACCCAGAATCTCCTGTATTTCCAAGAGTGGTTCCAGAGGTTAAATTGCCATTAATTTTTAATGATGCCCCGTTCCAAGTTAAGTTGTTACCAGATGGATTACCAATAAAAAATTGATATTGACCACCGGCGCTTCCTAAATAAAATCCACTATTAGTAAAAACTCCGCCAGAGTAAGCTACTCCACTAGAGTTTATTGCGCCACCAGTACCAATTGTTAAACCTCCAGATCCAACTGAAACAACGCTAGTCGATGTTCCAAAAAAGCCAGAAGTAGCTCTGATTACGCCAGTAATTGTTAAAGCTGAACCATCCCAATATAAAGAGTTGGCAGATCCACCAAGACCATCTGTACCAGTATTTCCAATAAAAAATCTATATTGGTTAGATGCTCTTCCCAAATAAAAACCAGCCGTACTTGTTGGAGTAAAAGATCCTGCGCCAGATGCGCTCCAATCAATATTAGCTTTTATTCTTCCTACAGCATCAGCTGAACCTGTTCCTTTTATTTCTAATCCATTACTGTCGATAATTACTCCGTTGGTGGAAGAGGTTCCAAACCAGCCGCTAGAAGCTCTAAGCTCGCCTCTTATTTTTAGAGTTGCAGTCGCAGTGTTCCATTTTAAAAATGCATTAGTTTCGCTAAGATCGCCAATTCCTAAAATGCTAGATCCAGATACGCCTTCTAGGTAAAAACCATTGCCAGAGCTAGAGCTTGTTACTCCATCGCTTCTTATAATCGCACTACCAGCTAGAGTAATTGTCTGGGCGGAAAGAGTCGCGGTTCTAATTTTATCCGCCGTCATTTCAAGAATCTTTGCATTAGTCACTGCAAGATTTTGAATGTAAGCACTGCCAATGACGGCGTTAGCAAGAGCATTCCAAGCAAGATCGTGCGCGCCACTTGTATTTGTGGCGATCATAAACTGACCATCAGCTAAAGCTGGATTGGTATTGCTTGTTTGGTAAGTTGTTCCTCCGGTCCAGTAAACGTATGTATTGCTTGTGCTTCCAGCAGAAATTGTATACGATGCACCGCCATAAACAAGAGTATGAGAATTCCAAGCAATCGATCCTCCTGATGGCGAATTGTCTGTCCAGCTGTCCCCTGATAGAACAATTACATTTGTATATAATTTTGTAGCTGTAACTGCAAAACTAGAAATATCAGTTGCGGCAACAGTACCAGGAGTGCTGGAAACGACCGTTGATGTCGTCGTAGTTTCGTTGCCAGAGGTATCTACAGATGTCAGCCAGTAGTAATATGTTGTTCCTTGAGTGAGATTCTCATCAACAAACGAAGAAGCAGCTATTGAAGCGTGTGGCGTTGTAGTTCCAATTGTTGGCGGCGTATTGGATGTGTTCCTATAAATTCTTACAAAAGCCCAGTCGTCGTCTGTAGAGTTAGTCCAATTTAAAAATATCGATTTTATCGCACTTGTGATAGTGACAGATGTCGGGGCTGCTGGGGGAACTGTGTCCCTTGCTGTTTGAATAAATCCAGCAGAATTTTCTGCTGTATACGAAGAGGCATTTCCCTGCTTATCTATCGCGCAAACCCTGATTTGATACCAAGTATTTGGCTTTAGTCCAGTCCACTCTTTTGTCACCTTACCATCTGTACCAACGCTACCAGCAGCCTGAGACTCCTCTAATGATGCTTCGTAAATCTGACCAGCAGTATACCCAGTTAAAACGCCACCGCTAAATTGTGGAGTTCCTGTTACTCTTCTTATATACCAGCCATATCGATCAAGATCAGTTTCAGTATTTGGACTTATTTTCGCTGTTATGAATATTTTTTCAGAGCCATCAGAATCTATTTCTGACCTAGTTGTCAGGGCGAGTCCAGTTGGAGTGGCTGGAGCAATATTATCTTGCTGCACTACTCCGGGTATCGATGTTCCAAACCCAGTACTTCCAGCAAGATTTTGGCGCGAGACTTTCTTTACTTTTTTGCTTGAATTTTGAAAAAAGATGAATTGATCCTGCGAATCTAATACGCCAACTTCCTCAAGGTCTTGAAATCTGTTGCTTCCTGTGGACATATAGATAGTTTACATTAAATGTTACTTGTTATAGATCCTAGAGGGAGTTTTATAATTTGAATTATTTGTATATATCCCGATTTGCCCCCAGCCCCACAATCTATTTGATTTATCAATTGCATAACAGGCGCCATCAAATTCACTTGATATAACACCTATTTTATAAAAAGAATTGTTTCCACAAATTTGTCTTGGCGACAAAACAGGAGCGTTTGTATTTAACCCTAAAAGACCGCATACGTTATATCCCCACGCCCACGCTTTTCCATTGGTGTCTAAAAACATATATCCACCATAGCTTCCTCCAAGAGCCACATCACAAAAATTATTATTTAAACTGCCAATTATTATTCTTTTAGGAGTCAAAATAGCTTCACTATTTGTAATGACACTTTGGTCATATCCCCATCCCCATAATTTATTATCTTTATCTATTGCTATAGATAAAGCATTCATAGCAAATATTTTACAAAATGTTTTATTTCCATAAACAGCAACTGGCGAGCTTCTACATACTGTAGAGCCATCTCCAACTGCTCCAAAGTAATTACCTCCCCAGCCCCAAGCTTTACCATTTTTGTCAATTGCGAGAACGTGATCATATCCAGCACATATTTGACAAAATGTTTTGTTTCCGCAAACTGCGACAGGAGTACGCCTACTAGTTATAGAATTATTTCCAAGCTGCCCCCTAGTATTTATGCCCCACGCCCAAGCTTTATTATATTTATCTATAGCGAGTGCAAATGCATCGCCGCTGAATGTTGCATTGTTTCCTATAATTTTACAAAAAGTTTTACTGCCATATACCTGAACTGGAGTAGCCCGAGAAGTTATTGAATTATCTCCCAACTGCCCAAAGTCATTGGTCCCCCAAGCCCAAGCTTTACCAGCATTATCTATTATATAGTAACTTTCCAAAGAAAGACCAATTTCGCATACGGTTTTATTTCCATAAATATTAGTGAATCCAGAAAATTGAGCCAGACCATTTTTATCTAATGTAAGAGAAGTGTATGCATTAGCCGCTATTTTACAGAATGTTCTAGCGCTATTAACTAAAATAGGAACACAATGGTAATGTTTATTACCGTTTCCTAAAGTTCCTGCTAAATTACTTCCCCAACTCCAAGCTGTATTGTTATTATCTATTCCAATAACAAAAGGACGGGGAATATCGTCCGCCGCAGTCCAACTCGCTGTAGTATATCCAATATAAATATTAGAAAATATTTTATTTCCACAAACTGCCACTGGCGTGCATCTATTTATTATCGAATTATCTCCTAACTGTCCATATCCATTCGCTCCCCATCCCCAAGCTTTGCCATTTTTATCAATTGCAAAAGAGGTTCCAATTCCGTTAAATTCATCTCTTGCAAATATTTTACAAAATGTTTTATTTCCATAAACAGCTATTGGACTATTAGAATTGACAAAATCTGGAATGCTACTTCCGCTTCCAATATTATTAGCACCGTTATATCCCCAGCCCCAAGCCTTTCCATATTTATCTATCGCAAGCGTATAATTACCAGCTGAGGATATTTCGGAGAATGTTTTATTACCGCCGACAGCAGTTGGATTTGGATAACTCCACGCCCAAGCTTTACCATTTTTGTCGATAAAATCCGAAGCATTAGATATTTTACAGAATGTCTTGTCTTGATAAACTGCTACTGGAGTTGAAGAGCATACTGCCGGAGAATTACTTAATTGCCCCCAAGCCCAAAGCTTACCGTTTTTATCTAAGCCTACTTTTCTATCAAAAGTCCCAGATATTTCACAAAATGTTTTATTGCCATATAAAGATGTTGGCAATGTGCGACTTGTTGTAGAGCCGTCTCCAATTTGACCATAATTGTTTGGCCCCCAACTCCAGACTTTACCTTTTTTGTCTATAGCGCTAAAGCCTCCTCCCGTAGATACTACTTTACAAAAAGTACGATTAGCGCCTATTATTTTTGTAGGAGTTGCCACTTGACCTTCTAAAGAATTAATTGTATTAACGCGGAAATTCTCTGACCAGTAAGTATTGACTCCCCAACCCCATAGTGTTCCATTTTTATCGATAGCAAAAGACTGTCCAGCGTCTGATGCAGCCGCTTGAAAAAATAACCTCTCAACTGCAAAAGACTCATTAACTTTTGTTACATCAAGAAGCGGCGGTCCATAAGACCCAACCATACCAATATCTGCCCCTGCGCCGTTCTTAACCTCAACGCTCCAATTAGTTTCTACTAAAACCCTGTCTCCAATTCTTGCTCCAAGGTTATAAGACTCAAGCGTTAGGTTTTGTAACGACAACCCAAACTTTTTAACGTCTTCTAAATTAAAAAACTCAATCAACATTGATTTCTGAGTTCCACCTTCAGCGTGAAAAACCTTACTCAAATTTTCAGCTTGAAAATCATCAATCAGCGCCGACAAAGATAATGTGGCAACTGTTGGTCTTTGAATTTTTCTAATGTATGGATGATTATTGCCAAACCCATAAAGAGCCTTGCGTTCAAACTGAACAGAGAATTGCATACTCTGGAAGTTGTTGGCAATCGCGTCAAAGAAGCCAAAAGTAATTGGCGAAGTGCCGCCACCTGACTGAAAGTCTGGGGTAATCTTACATTTACTGTAAGGACATCCGCCATTAAATACTTCCTTTGCTTTTGGCAAATACCTTTCAGTTCTTGAGTTATTGACAAAGTTTAACGAGAAATTTTTATTTGCATCTTGAGCATTTTGGCCACTAACAAGGGTATTTACCGATGGTAAGTACTTCGAAGTCGCATAATCTTGCACATTAGCATTTGCGCCCACAAAAGAACACGAAACAGTCGCCAGCTGATTAACTGCCACACTGATTTCATAGTTAGTAATATAGGCGTTACCAATCGCGAGAATATTACTATTAACAATTCCTGTTTGTAAGTTCTGATCCATTCCATCATTCTGCGCGATACTGATATAGAAATTACGGTCGCCAGTAGACGAAAGAATAGAATCGAATGGGTTACCAGTCGTACCTGTCGGTATATCCAGTCCAATATACTTATCATTCCAGCCATCATTCAAATAGTATTGAATATTTAAATTAACATCCGGCGCAAGCTGAGTCTGCCTTGTAGCAAACGAATCGGAGCCGATTTGTTTCAGCGGAGTTCTTTCAATATTGAAAGAGAAGTCGTAGCCCTGAATAAAATCAAGACGACTGATTCCGCTGCCCGTGTTCATCGCCTCCTCAAAAGCGCCAGAGGAACCAACAAACATCATTTGCATTTCATATGAGATTGGTCTGCCCATTAGTAAACCCTCCTTATGCCGACAGGATCTTCCACCAGCGTTACTGAAATATCATTTACATTTTTATAAACAAAAGTGTGCTTCCACTCTGGTGCAAAAAAGTATTTGTTTTTATTATATATATTTGGTATTTTATACTGGAACTTTCTATAGCCCTGTCTTCCAGTTAGAAAGTGTAAAATCGATCTCGCCTCAAGATCAGTGATTCCCTTAAACTCCATCGTAAATTGTTTTAGAACATTTCCGTGCAGTCCAAAATCGCTTCTTTTTGTGAATGAATACGGCAACTCTGTCTTTAAAGTAGAAGTCTCTTTGCCCACCGTTGACGAGTAAGTTGGCTGAAAAAAGAACTCCTGCGTCCATTTTCCGTTGGTAATTTCTGAGCCATTGATGGAAGACTGGCTTGTGTGATCGCCAGTACAGTAATAAAAGCAATCATATAAGTTGCCGGTATTCTGCGGGAAAGATGCATTGCCAGTATGTCTGACAACATCGTATTTTGAATACGCAGTAGATGTGGCCCAACTTCCCTTTATGCCAGAGCCCGTAACAAACATTCCATTCCAATTTAAAAGAGACGAAACTTGATCCGTAGCCAATTCGACTTGTATTGTATAAAGATCATTGACTGTGAAATTAGTTTGAATTCCGCCGCAAAATAAATTAACTGGCTTGTATATCGAAGCTGGATCGGTAAAAGTGAAATATCCTGTGCCGCGAAGATTCTCAAAGAAACTGGCAATTCTTGTAGCTTCAGCCTCTTTTCTGTTTTCAAATGGCATTTGCACCGTCATCTGCAAATGATTCATTCCTCTTGGCATTGAATATAAATAATTATCGACAGTAACATAAGAGCTTAAATCCGCCGAAAAATTGAC